ATGGCACGCAGCCGCACACGCGCGCCTTCGTCTACCGCACCGTCTACGACCACACAGATCACACGCTTCAACGGCGCTCGCGTCAAGATTACCACCAAGGCAGGGAAGGTGACGACAAAGCCAGCCTTGCCGCTCGAATGGGAACTACAGGCGGCACAAATCACCAGCCTCCGCCGCCTGCCACAGTACCAGCGCGAGTTCCTGCTGGCCGGTGACATGAACGCCAGCAAGCGTGGACCAAGAGCGCAGGCCCAGGCAATCGCAACAGGAATGACCAGCGGTGAACCTGACCTCCGCATCTACGGCGAATACGGTCGCCTGCTGCTGATCGAGAACAAGGTTGGGCAGGGAAGACTGTCGCCGGCCCAGAAAGACCGTCACGCAGCGCTTGATAGGCTTGGCTACACAGTTCTGGTCATTCGGGCCACCACAACGACAGAAGCCGCTGAGAAAGCCGTTATGGCGGTTCTGGGGTGGCTTGCACAAGAGAAGGGGAAAGCAGCATGAAGAACTCGAGACATGGATCGCTCGCAGAGCAGCTAAAGGCACTTATGACGTATCGCAACCGGCCAGAAGGTCAGCGAGAACCATTGCAGACCAATTGGTCTGTTGCGCCCGGCGCGAATGACAATGACCCGGAGGAAGTTGCCGACATGCGTTATGAGCGAGACTGGCGACAAACACCGTCAGTGCAAGCCATCATGCAGAATGTAGCTACTGACGATATCGAGAAGAATGAGAGTGAACAGATCGTCCGCATAGGCAAGCTGCGGTTCAGTGACGGTAACCAGACTGAAGTCGGATATGTGCTCGGCATAGACGGTGAAGTTATTCAGGCCGACATACGCATGCCGACCGGCGCAATGCTCGGCATGAAAGATAAGCCAGACCGAGCGTCGGGCGGCGGAGTAGACCCGAAGGATACCAAGGCCAGCAATCACTATTTTGAAGATATGCTTGGAACACTGCCGCATCGATATATTCCATCCGGCAAGCGCCGAAATGGTACGGATTACAGCACTGAAGAATCCGCCCGAATTCTCGCAGATGCCTACGCAAACACCGACATGGATAAGGTTACGTTCACACGATATCCAAAAGGGTTGCCGTGTGGCTCGCCCAAGGTGGCCGATAGTTTCCTCGGGATGCGCAAAACAACGTGTGCCGGTGGAGGAGACGAAGCGTGGGAAGATACACTGTCTGCGATGATCGATCGCGACCTGTGGTTTGAAGCGCTTCAAGAGTTGAAGGATAGGGATCGCGACGTTCTGGATGCTGCGATTGAGGCGGGCAGTCTGGCGGATATCGGAGTGAGTGGTCATCAGCGCACAAAAGAGCGGCAAGGGAAAAGGCGACTGATGGCGGCAAATGATAATCTTGTGGCCGCTCTTAAAAAATCTGCGGCCTAACTGCCGCTTTTTGCGATCTCGTGCGGAGTATAGTGAAGGGGTTCAACCGCTATGCGGTTGCCCCGCACTGTTCCGTGCGCGAGGCGACGGACGCTCGGTCATGTTGCAGTTGGGTGCAACCGCTGAACCGGGCGTAACTTTCCAAAATAGCGCCCATACCTCTGCTATCGGCTTGTCCGGTATTATGTCTGGGCCTTCTAAATCCAGCGCCGTTTCTCCTCCGGCCGCTGGTTCGGCGGGTTGAGCCTATTGCGGTAGGTTCCCCGCCGATGAGCCTTTCTTAAACTCAAAATCGAACGTTACACCCCAAGGAAAGCCGGCTGAAAAGCCAGTCATGGTCACATACGGATTATCTGATAGAGCTGTTCCGAGGTCAGTTGCCTCTTGTATCAGTCCATTAATCTTCTCTTCGTACCACGTCGGATTATTCTTATTGGCTGGCATCGCTTCCTGAATTTCCAAATTCTTTTGATTTATCCTCGCTAGAGTTGAAGCAATGAGCTTATTGGTTTGCTCGAGTGACAACTCTTCGGCTGACACCGGAAGTGATGCAAGAATGGTTACGGCCAGAAAGATAGCGCGTATCATGATGGGTCCTCCGCCATTTGTCTAAGCGTTTATCAAGCGGACGATCGCTTGAGGCTGTCAAGTACCGCAAGCTCTACAAGACCGCACGTTGGCAACGCTTACGCGAGCGGCAACTGATTGCACATCCATTGTGCGCCTACTGCATGCAGCAAGAGGACGTAACACCAGCGACGGTGTGTGATCACGTGCGACCACATAAGGGTGACGAGGCGCTGTTCTTCGATCCCGACAATCTCCAAAGCCTCTGCGCTCCATGTCATGACCGCATCAAGCGTCGTGAAGAGCTCGGGCAAACGATCGTCACGTTTGGAATTGATGGATACCCTATAGAATAACCATGCAATTCTCGACCTCTTGCGTGGTTCAGGCGGGTGAGCTTCGGCTCCCCGCCTCTTTCATATGAGGTCGACAAGGAGTCGAGACCTTGAGCATTATGAATTCTTTAGATTGGCAATCACCTGCAAATGATAACCGACGTGTTTGCGAACAGTGCGGCATTCTGTTGGTTGGCCCAGCATCGAAGCGGTACTGTGGGAAAGCCTGTTCATCGAAAGCCTATCGGCTTCGCGATAAGCAGAATGGCAAGCACCCTAATGACCGCGCACCAGAGCACGTCTGCGAGTATTGTGGAGAAACGTTCAGGCGTCGCAAAGACAAACACAACGCCGCTAGGTTCTGTTCGCGAGAATGTGGGTTCGCGGCAGGTTCCAATCTGTCTGTCGTTCAGCGATATTCGGGAGTGATTTCTGCGTTTCGCGTGTCGTTCATTGTGAAGAGAAGCATATGCAGTGAGTGCGGCAAGCGTTTCGATACGCAGAACATTTCAGTCTCATTTTGTTCCCAAGCGTGCCGGGACGTTTCGGCAAGAAGGCGCGCTAAAGAAATTAGATCAGTGCGAGATGACATCGACCGAAGTGAGCGGGAATGCCCAGAGTGCGGTAAGAAATTCATTCCTGAATATGGTCGCGCGCACGCTCGATATTGCTCTGACAGATGCTCATCTAAGAACAACAGGCGACGTGGTAAGGCGCTCCGTAGAGCAAGAACCAGAGGCGCTGAGAATGACAACTTCGATCCGATCGAGATACTGACACGCGATCGTTGGCGCTGCCAGCTTTGCGGCACGAAGACGCCGCGACGTCTGCGTGGATCAACGGATCCCCGGGCTCCGGAGTTGGACCACATTATTCCGCTGGCGATGGGCGGAAGTCATACACGCACGAATACTCAATGTGCATGCAGGCAATGCAACGGGGCGAAAGGCGCAACCATTGCAGGGCAGATGAGATTGTTCGGATAGGCTATGGGGGCCTTCGAACTCGGTGCTTCCCTCCTCCCGGACCGTCGGGGGAATCGACTTTTAGCGCTAATACAGTTTTTTCTATGAGGACATTCTATGGCCAAGCGCAAGGCGCGTATCGATAGCGCCACTGAGGCCGTGCGCGTGATGTCGAAGGCAGCGGCTGAAATTCAGGCGCCTGAAAATGTGCCGCTAGACAAGGCTGATCTGCCTTTTTTCAACAACGTTATTGCCGAATACGCCCGGTCTGAGTGGACATCACATCAGCTCGAGATCGCAGCAATGCTCGCGCGTACAATGGCCGATCTGGTTCGGGAGCAAGCCTTACTGCGAGACGAGGGCGGAATTGCCTACTCGGAAAAGGGAACTCCGGTGGCCAATCCGCGAAAGAGTATCGTTCAGATGCATGCATCTTCGATCCTTTCATTCAGACGGTCGCTATCTCTTCACGCGCGTGCGCAAGCGGGAGAGGCAAGAGATGTTGCCAAGAGTAGAGGCGCGGCAAAAGAGATCGAGAGTGACAACCCACTTGGTGATGGCTTGTTAGCTACGCCGGATTGAAGTGAATGGCAAAAAAGAAGCTGACGCGCGGTGAAAGAGTTATATCTTTTATCGAGCGGTATTGCATTGTCCCGGAAGGAACGCTTCTGGGAAAGCCAGTTAAGCTTCTTCAATTTCAGAAGCGTTTTATTTTAGACGTATACGACAACCCTCAAGGAACCTCGCGCGCTTACTTGTCGATTGCCAGAAAGAACGGCAAGACGGCAATTATTGCTTGTTTGCTTCTGGCTCACATCGTGGGCCCAGAAGCTTATAAGAATAGCCGCATTATTTCTGGCGCCAGATCCAGAAAGCAGGCCGCTGAAGTTTTCAATTATGCATCCAAAATGGTCTGGATGTCGCCGGTTCTCAGTAAGTTAGCCAAATGCGTTCCGTCGAGTAAAACCATTCTTGGATATGCCAAGAATGTCGAATATCAGGCCATCTCTGCCGAAGCTGCCACGGCTCACGGCGGATCGCCCATTCTGGCTATCCTTGATGAGGTCGGGCAGGTTAAGGGTCCGACAGATAGCTTTGTGGAGGCCATAGAAACTTCGCAGGGGGCGTATGAAGGAAAGGCGTTATTAGTCGCCATTTCCACGCAGGCAGCCACAGATAACGATCTATTCAGCCGATGGATTGACGATGCGGAGAAGTCAAGAGACCCGCGTATTGTCAGCCATATCTATGCGGCGTCGAAGGACTGCGATCTTCTTGATGAGAAAGAATGGGCCGCAGCCAACCCCGCACTCGGAGTATTTAAAGCTGTCAGTGACGTCAGAGATTTTGCGGCCAGAGCGTCGCGCGCTCCTGACGTTGAAAACAGCTTTCGGTGGTTGCACCTGAATCAGCGTATCGATGCTTCGGCACCGCTAGTATCGCCCGCAATATGGCGCGCATGTAATGCACCAGTGGACGATTTTGATGATGCCCCAGTTTTTGGCGGTCTCGATCTGTCGGAAGTTTCCGATTTGACTTCCCTGGTACTGATGGCGCCAAAATTATCGGGCGGCGAAACGATTTGGCATGTGAAGCCAACATTCTGGCTGCCGAGTGATGGCCTTTTTGATAGGGCGAAGGCCGATAGAGTATCGTATGACGTTTGGCACAAACAGGGCTTTCTGGAAACGACGCCGGGACCAACGATTGATTATGAGTATGTCGCCGTAAAGCTGAAAGGCTTTTTCGACGAATACAACATCAAGAAAATCGCCTTTGATAGATGGCGCTGGCGGCATCTAAAGCCTTGGCTTTCCAAGGTCGGGTTTGAAGACGAGCAGTTAGAAGGCGATGCAGCGGTCTTCGAGCCTTTTGGGCAGGGGTATGCGTCGATGACGCCCGCCTTGCACGATTTGGTCGGCCATATCCTGAATAAGCGCATTGCACATGGCGATCATCCGCTGCTGACGTCTTGCATGTTAAACACGGCCGTCAAGATGGACCCGTCGGGCAATAAGAAGCTGGATAAAAGTAAGGCGCGCGGGCGCATCGACGGCGCTGTTGCGCTCGCGATGGCTACAGCAATGGCCGGTACCTATGAGGGCCTGGCCACAGCCGACATCGACGACTTCGTCAACAACATGATCACTATAACCTGGTAGGAGTGCCCATGGGCCTTTTGACTTGGGTCGGGAAGCCTTTTGGGCTTCTCTCCGGCCCATGGCGCGCATTCTTTGGAATGTCGACGACAAGTGGCGAGACGGTCACTTATGAGCACGCGATGCAGCTTGATGCTGTCTGGGCGTGTGTGAACCTGATTTCAAATGCCGTGAAAACTTTGCCCTGCAATGTCTACAAGGGCGACGGCGTTGACGTCGACCGCGAGAATCCGCTGTACGAACTGCTGCATGATTTGCCCAACTTGGACGACAGTGCGTCTGATTTCTGGGGCATGGCTGCCTTTTGCCTCTGCCTTGATGGCAATTTCTTCGCCGAAAAGAAGAAAAATGGCGATCGGCTGGTAGCGCTGAACCCGTTCAATCCGCTTTGCGTCGATGTAAAGCGCGATGACCGGAACAACCGTTACTACGAAGTCACCGAGCAGTACAAAAACGGCAAGAAGGGCGGCGTTCGCAAAATCCGTGAAGAGGACATGCTTCATGTCCGCGGATTGGTCATGCCGGGCTGTGATCGTGGCCTTTCACCGATTGCCGCCCAGCGCAATGTGATCGGCAACGCCATAGCCGGCGAGAAAACGTCGGGCCGGATGTTCAAAAACGGCATGATGGCTTCAGTCGTCTTGTCATCGGATCAGGTTCTGAAGCCCGATCAGCGCAAGCAGATTGCGGAATCGTTGCAGGCATTTGCCGGTGCCGACAAGGCAGGAGGGATTGCGGTGCTGGAGGCGGGTCTCACCCCGTCGCAGATCACCATCAACCCCAAAGACGCGCAGATGCTTGAGACGCGCCAGTACAGCGTCGAGCAGATCTGCCGCATTTTCGGGGTGCCGCCGGTCATGATCGGGCATGCCGCGAATGGCACGACGACGTGGGGCAGCGGGATAGAGCAATTGATCCTGCAGTTCACCAAGACCTGCCTGGCGCCACTGCTAAAAAGCATTGAATCCGCGATCTACCGCGACTTGCTTGATGCAAAGACCCGCAAAACGACTGTCGTGAAGTTCAATATGGAAGGTCTGCTGCGTGGTGATAGTCAGGCGAGGGCGGAGTTCCTGCAGAAGATGGTCCAGAACGGCATTTACACGCCGAACGAGGCCAGAGCTTACGAGAATAAGCCAAAGATGGATGGCGGCGACGAATTGATCGTCAACGGCACCATGCAGCCTCTGTCCATGGTCGGACACAACGGCGGGTCTCCGCTGGATGATGCACAGCCAAGCGCTGGATAAGGGAAAATCATGAAATTCGAACACATTTTGACGGCCTTCGAGGCCGAACCGTGGGCGATTCAGCGCGAAAAACTGGCCGTTTTGGCAGATGTTCTTGCGGCACGTGTGGCGGGCGACAAGCTCGTCACATCTGAATTTGCAGCGGCTGTTTCTGATGCTCGCGCAAAGGAAATCGCCGAAATTGACGGCAAGGTCGCAGTGATCCCGGTTTATGGCGTATTGGCCGACCGAATGGACCTGTTCTCCGCTATGAGTGGCGGCACGTCTTATGCCGGTATCAAGCGTCAACTGCACAGGGCACTGTCCAACGAGGATGTGAAGGCGGTTGTTCTTGATATTGATAGTCCTGGCGGCTCGGTACCGGGCACGGACGAACTCGCAACGGAAATTCGTAAACTGCGCGGCGGCGAAAAGCCGATCATAGCGCAAGTGAACTCGCTGGCTGCGAGCGCTGCCTACTGGATTGCGTCGTCTGCCGACGAAATCGTTGTTACGCCGTCCGGGCGTGCGGGGTCGATTGGTGTCTATACGGCACACGACGATATCTCTGCCGCGTTGGAAAAGGCTGGCGTCAAGCGCACCTACATTTCGGCAGGCAAGCACAAGGTCGAAGGCAATGAAACCGAACCGCTCGGAAAGGACACGCTGGCCTACATTCAGGACAGTGTAAACCGCTCCTATGGCCGGTTTTTGCAGAGCGTTGCCGATGGGCGTGGCGTCACGAAATCCAAAGTAGAAGACGGATTTGGTCAGGGCAGGGTGTTCTACTCTGAAGCGCTGATCGACCGGGGTATGGCTGATCGTATTGCCACACTTGACGAGACCTTGGCCCGATTGGGCGCGAACACCGAGCCGGAATATGTCCGCCGCGTAAAGGCGGCCAACGCCGCAAAGGCAGAAGCCGCACAACTGTTGGCCCACAAAATGGCCTCTGGCGAAGTAATCACCAAACGCGAATTCGAAAACGGGATCAGGGGACTGATCGGCTTGTCGAACTCGGAAGCGGAGCGAGCCGCATCGCTCTACTTCAAGGAACATCAGGGGGAACCTGATGCTGATGCGGAAAACGCCGCTGTTTCGGCGGCCCTAGAACGGCTTTTAGCCGAAACACGCACTTTCACCATTTAGTATCAGGAGGACGAATGTCCGAAGTTTCTCTTGCCGAGAAGATCGGCGAGCTCGGCCAGTCTTTGGCTTCTATCAAGGAAAAGGTCGGCAATCTCGCGACCGATTTCACCACGCAGCTTCAGCAGCACGGAACTGTTTCCGCCGAGCTGACCGGCAAGGTCGACAAGGCGCTGTCTGAACTCGGCGACACCACGACCCGCATTAGCGAACTGGAAAAGCGCGCCGCTCGTGAACGTGATGACGTTGCGCAGGGGCCGCAGGACGTCGGCGATATCGTCGTGGCGTCCGAAAAGTTCAAGTCGACCGACGTGTCCGGCGCCTGGCGCGGCTCGATCCGTGTTGGCATGGAGCGCGCTGACATCACGTCCGGCAATACCACGGTTGGCGCAGGTCGTTCGGCTGGAACGTCACTCGTTCCCGGGCAGCGCGTGCCGGGCATCATCGCCCCACCTAATCGCCAGCTTACGATCCGCGACCTGATTGCCCCCGGCCAGACCTCGGCCGCAAGCGTCGAGTTTGTCAAGGAAACCGGCTTCACGAACAGCGCGGCGCCAGTCGCTGAAGGCACGCAGAAGCCCAAGTCTGACCTGACCTTTGACATGGAAACCACGCCTGTTCGCACGCTGGCCCATATCTTCAAGGCAAGCCGTCAGATCCTCGATGATGCTCCGGGCCTTGCAAGCTATATCAACGCTCGCGGCACGTACGGGCTTAAGTTCGTTGAAGAAGGCCAGCTTCTGAACGGTGACGGTACTGGTCAGAACCTGCACGGCATTCTCCCGCAGGCATCTGCCTTCGCTCCGGCGTTCACTCCGGAGAACGAAACGGCAATTGACCGCCTTCGCCTTGCAATCCTACAGGTCATTCTGGCCGAATATCCGGCGAGCGGCTTCGTTCTGCATCCGACGGACTGGACCAAGATCGAGCTGACCAAGGATCTTGGCGGCAACTACATCGTCGGTAATGCCCAGTCCCCGATCGGTCCTTCGCTGTGGAATCTGCCGGTCGTTCAGACCCAGGCAATTTCTGCGGGCAAGTTCCTGACCGGTGCGTTCAATCTCGGTGCGCAGATCTTCGACCGAATGGGCGTCGAAGTGCTTCTGTCCAGCGAGAACGATAAGGACTTCGAGAACAACATGTTCACGATCCGTATCGAAGAGCGTCTCGCGCTGGCGGTTTACCGTCCAGAGGCCTTCGTGACCGGCGACGTCAATCCGCCCGTAACTCCTTAATCGTTGATGGGGCGCTTCGGCGCCCCTTTTCACGAGGAAATCATGAAAGTCAAAGCGCTTAAAACCTTGGTCGGCAATTACGGCCGATTGGACGAAGGTATGGTCGCCAATCTGCCAAACTGGCAAGCCGGACCGCTTCTGGCGCTTGGTTATGTCGAGAAGGTTACGGAGGTTGGCGATGGCCGACACGAAGACACGCAAACGCCGGGTGGCGAGCTACATCGGGGCGGGAATCGTCGATCCAAATCCGGCTCCCGAGCCAGAACCGGAGCCTGAAACGCCGCCGGAGGGTGGTGGCGATGGCACTGGTTGACCTGGAGCTGTTGAAGAAACACCTTCGTGTGTTTCATGACGACGAAGATGCCGAGCTGGAAGTTTATCTGTCTGCAGCGGAAACGATCGTCGTCGAATATGTCGACAGGGAGATCGTTGCTACCGGTGCGACGCCTACCCTGCCGGACGGCATTATTGTTACGCCGCCCATAACGGCAGCGATCTTGTTGGTTGCGGCTGATCTGTACGAGAACCGCGAACCTGACATGAAGGCCGAAGGCAACGCCGTTCTGCCACGTCACGTTCGGGCGCTGCTGGCGCCATATCGGGTGTGGCGCACATTGCCGGTGGAAGAGTAGCGTTCGGCTTTCCCGTTCATCGCAAGTTCATGCATAATCCTTCAGGATGTGTCTTGAAAGGAGTATGCAGAATGAAGCTTGTTAAGGAACTTATTGCTGGGGTTCTGGGCGTCGGGCTGCTTATTGGGGCAGGTGCTGCGCAAGCAGCACCAACAATCAACGTTGCAAAGCCGGACATCAGCTCCAATGTTGAGCAGGTCCGGGATCATCGTGGACATCATTCGCGGAAACACTGGAAGAAGCGGCATTACTATAAGCGCCATCATTGGCGCTCGCACCACCGCCATTACCGGGGGCCACGGTGGCATTCACACCGCTATTACAGACATAACGGCTGGCGTAATCACCATCGTCACCACTATCGCGGTGGGTATTACATCAGAAGAGGGTACTGATTTTAGGGCGCTACGGCGCCCTTTTCTTACGGACTGATCAAATGCCCTGGCTCCGATTTACTGCCAACTACGACTTCATTCCCAAGCCTGCAGTAACGATCCGCTACCCGGCGGGCTACGTCGGGCTAGTGACCACATCTTGCGCTAATCGCGCTGTTGCCGCTGGCAAAGCCGAGCGACTTCCAACCCCTACGAAAGACGAGGCCGAAGCATGGCGAAGCGCGCAGGTGCCGGCAGCTTGAACTGCCGTTTGATGTTTCAGCGTCGCGAACAGATAAGCGATGAATGGGGCGGAACACGCGGTGAGTGGGTTGACCAGTTCACCGTGCCGGGAAGGCTGCAACCGCGATACGGCAGCAATTCCGAAAGCCTCATGGCCGCACGAATGCAGTCCATGCAGCCGTACAATCTGACCATTCGCGGCAGCACCGCGGCAAGGCAGGTAACGGCATCGTGGCGGGCTTACGACGCTCGGGCTGGGAAGACAGGGGACAAGCCGAACCGGGTGTTTGGGATCAAGACTGTCGTCAATCCGGACGAGCGCAATGCCTATTTGGAAATGCTCGTTGTTGAAGGCGAGGAAACGTGATGGCGGTTAAGATAAAAGGTCTGGATCGCCTGCAGATAAAGCTCAAGAAATTCCCGGAAGTTGCTGAAACACTTGTCAAAGCCGCTATGGAGCAAGGCGCGCAGGACATCGTCAACATGATGCAAAACCTTGTTCCCGTCGATGATGGCGAACTGATGGAAAGCATCGGTTGGACGTGGGGTACCGCCCCCAAATACAGCCAGCGCATCGGCAGCGTTAAGTCGAATGACGGCAAGCTGACAATCACGATTTACGCCGGCAATTCCAAGGTGCGTTACGCACATCTGGTCGAATTCGGCAGTGCGCCACACGTGAACGGCGGCATGTTCCCTGGAACATTCAACCCTGGGTCCAAGGCGCAACCTTTCTTTTACGTCTCATGGCGAGCTAAGCGGCGCAGCGCGCGGGCCCGGGTATCTAGAGCAATCACCAAGGCAGCCAAACAGATCGCGGCGGACCGCTAATGGACCCGGTTTTAGAACTACAGGGCGCAATTATTCAGCGATTGCGCAGCTTTCCCGCGCTTGTCTCGCTGATTGGTCAGCGCAGCTACGATAACCCGCCGACGAATGACCAAGGTCAAGTCTCACCCTCGTTCTTCCCGTATGTCAGCATCGGCGCGTCGAGCGCTCAACAGGCAAACGCCGACTGCATTTTCGCTGACGATATCATTTTCCAACTGGATGTCTGGTCGATTGAGCCAGCCAAAAAGCAGATGCGCGACATCGCAAACGCAGTGCGTCTCGCAACACGAGGGTGGGAGCCTGCTTTGGCATCTAATGCTCTCGTGACGTTCGACTACTGGCGAACTGACTACATACAGGACGGCGCGATCAATCATGCGTCGATCCGTTACACGGCGATCATCGAGCAGCCATAAGGCCTCCGCGCCGATCACCCCGAAAATCTGTTTATAGGCCGCCCTTTCGGTGGCCTTTTTCGTATGGAGGCCGCAATGGCTCAAGCAACTACGATCAAGGGCGGCAAGGTCCGCGTTAAGATCGGTAAAGTGGGTGTGGGAGGCGTAATCACCTACGCTGCACCCTGTGGTTTTACTCAAAGATCGATTAGCCTTAGCAAAAACCTGAACGAAGTTCCGATCCCAGATTGCGAAGATCCCGATAAGGTCGACTGGGTTGGACGCGACGCGGTCTCGCTGTCTATGGGGGTAAACGGCGAAGGCGTTTTGGCTGCGGAGTCAGTCGAAGATTGGCTTGATGCTGCGGAATCGATTGATAGCGTCCCTGTCCAGCTTGATCTCGAGTTTCCCGCCACGACGTACACTTACACGGGCAGAATGCACGTCGAAAGCCTTGAAATCGGCGGCAACAATGGCGAGCGCGCCACCAACAACGTTTCGATGCAGTCTGACGGCGAAATGGTTCGCACGTCTGCGCCGACGGCTCCGTAATGAGCCGGGACGCGAAAGTTGAACTCGACTGGGCGGATGGTACTTATACCTTCCGCCTGGGGTGGGGTGAATTGGAAGCTTTGCAGGAGGCGTGCGATGCCGGACCTTGGGTCATTCTGGAGCGGCTTTTCACCAAACAATGCCGGGTCGGCGATATAGCCCACGTTATCCGGCAGGGACTGATTGGTGGAGGATTGGAGCCAACCGCCGCCACGAAACTCGTGCGAACCTATGTTGAGAAGCGCCCACCTGCTGAGAACATTGTCTTCGCCACCATTATTCTGCAGGCAGGGATTCAAGGCGTGCCAGAGGAGCCGGTGGGGGAGCCGGCGGCGGCAAATCAGACGGAGAACGGCTTGACAGTCTCCCCAACGGAAAAGTCAGATTTGCCGCGGTCTACGGCAACGGTGCGGCGCTCGGCTTCACGCCGCAAGAAGTAAGGCGAATGTCAATGTGGCAGTTCATGGCTGCTGTTGACGGTTACGTCAAAGCCAACTCGACTGACGATGGCGGTTTGAGCCAGGCGGAAAAAGACGAGCTTTGGGAGTGGGTGAGCGAGGGGTAAGGCGGGTTGCTAATAGCAACCCAACTGCGTTGCCTCAGCCTGCGCCTGAGCGCGTTCAGCTTCCAGTATTCCTGCGTAGTTGGCTCGACTGAGTAACTGTTGGCATCTTAGTTCTTTGTTCGCCGGGTCTGATGCCTGATTGCTGGCGCAACCGGACATAGCGAGTATGATGGTGCAAATAGTGACGATGGCTTTCATGTGTGTCCCCCCTCCTCGGACAGTTTTCTAAGTTAATGGGTTAAAACCCGCACGCGCAATGATGTTTTCTTCCGCTCGGATCGCGTCAGCTTTTTGATAGATTCTGGTTCTTAGATCATCGAACAATCTACCATCTTGCTCATATAGGTTGATGTCATTGAGCGTTCCCATGCCGCCATAGCAGTGCAGGATCCGTATCACGCCGTGAAAGTCAGAAAGTCTGATTTCTGAAGCGCCTTTTTCGAGCACACTTGCCCATCCACGCACATTATGGGTACGCAATATTGCAACGATCTTATCTACATCGGAGCAAAGATCCTCTAAGTCTGGGGGCATCTCAGATACTTTCGCTAAAACGTCGGCTCCTTCACACGAGATCCTGATCTAGCGCCGTCGGCTCCCGTGGCAAATCCTTCAAAGTCACGACCAATGATTATAAGCGGCAGCGACGCCAGTGATGCGATTCCGCCCGCAATCAGCAGTATGTACGGCATCAGCATACTTTGACTGTAATAACCGCCAAATTGCACGTTCTTCGCGACCGTCGCTAGCAAATCCCAGTAGCCATACGCGGACACCAGAGGGCCGGCGAATAGGAATGCGATTCCTAACCAGCCCAATCCATTAAATCTCTGTTCTATTTTCATAGGTGCCCCACCATGGCCACTAACCTTGAATCTCTTGTCGTTCAATTTTCTGCCGATTTCAAGCGATTGGAGAACGCCATCAATCGTCAGCGTGGGCAGTTCACGCGGCAGATGCGCCAGATGGAGAAGTCCGCAGATGTCAGCGTACAGCGTATCAACGCGGCGCTTGGCGGCATCGGCAAAGGTACGATGCGAGACCTCGCAGCACCTTTGACCGGCATTACTGCCGCTTTGGGTACGCGCGAGTTGATGCAGTATGCGGACGCTTGGACGCAGGCCGGAAACCTAATTCGTTCGTCCGCAACCGCCGCAGGTGTTGGCGCTCGGTCGTTGAATGAATTAAAGGATGGGGCAAACGAAGCTCGAACAAGTCTTGAAGCCTATACCGACCTGTATGCTCGGCTGATCAGATCGGCCTCCGCTGTAGCCAAGTCGGAAGACGAGATTGCATTGGCAACGTCGCTTGTCTCGAAAGCCTTTAAGGCTGGCGGTGCGTCCGCACAGGAACAAGCTGCCGGCATTCTCCAGCTTGGTCAGGCGCTCGGATCGGGAGTGCTGCAAGGTGACGAACTGCGATCCCTGCGTGAAAACGCTCCGGTTATTGCAAAGGCGATTGCTGACGAGTTTAAGACCACGATCGCAGGCTTGAAGCAGCTTGGTGCTGATGGGAAGCTGACGTCTGATCGCGTGTTCAAGGCTATCCTGAATGCACAAAAGGGGATTGAGGTTCAGTTCAAGGCCACCAACGCGACGATTGCTGACGCCTTCACGCAGATTAATAACGAGTTTACCGCTTATATTGGCAATGCCGATAAGTCGGCGGGCGCAAGTAGGCAGCTGGTACAGGCGCTGCAGTATGTTGCCGACAACTTCAAAGAAATAGCCGATGTTGTTGCAGCCTTTGCGACCGTGCTGATTACCGCGTTCACCGGGCGGGCGATCGCTGGCGTGGTCGTCGGACTGGGCCAAGCTGTTGTTGCATTGGGTTCATTCCTGACCGCACTACGCACCGGAACAAGTGTTGTAGCAGCGTTCAGCGCGTCTCTCGGCCCGATTGGGCTTCTGGCTGGTGCCGCGGCCGGAGCGGTTTACCTGCTTTACAACAATATGTCGTCGGGTGACCGGGCTGCTAAGTCGTTTGGATCTGCGATTGACGCCAATAAGTCGGCGCTGGAAGGCGCTGCTTCTGCGTCACGTCAATACCAGACTGAATTGGTTAAGCAGATTGGTTTGCAGCTTGAAGCGGCTCGGGCGGCGTACACGCAGGCAAGCGCAGACGCCGACGCCGCCGACGAAAGAGCCAAAACATTCTATAGAATGACGGGCTTGAAATTCGAGCCGTTTGAATATGCCGCTGAAAGCGCTGGCAACAATGCTATCGCATTAGCCGGCGCGGTCGATAAGCTCGAAGTTCAGCAGAAGCGTGCCGAAAAGATCCTCGCCTCAACCCCATCAGGCTTCGGCGGCGGTATCGCCACTACACCAGACGGCAAAAAGAAGGGTCGAACGAAGAAAACGCCTGCCGAGCGGTTCGACAGCGACATCCAACGTATCGCCGACCGCACGGCTGCACTTGTTGCAGAGACTGAGGCACAGCGCCAAGTCAACCCGCTGATCAACGACTATGGCTATGTCATGGAAAAAGCCCGCACCGAGCAGGAATTGCTCAATGCGGCACAAAAGGCGGGCGTTGCACTCACTCCCGAGCTACGAGCGCAGATCGCCGCTACGGCGGACCAGTGGGCGCTTGCCAGTGCCGAAGCTAACAAACTTGCCGAGGCACAGAACCGGATCAAGGAAGCTGCGGAAGATATGGCGGCTTTCCAAAAGGATATGGTTGGTGGGATTGCTAACGACTTTATAAATGGCGCCAGTGCTGCGGAAACCTTTGCCAACGCACTCGGGAAAATCGCTGATAAACTGATTGAAATCGGCCTTGCGAATATCTTCGATACTGACAAAGGCGGCTTCGATTTATTCGGCGCTCTGGGCGGCATCTTTCGCAAGAACGGTGGACCGGTAAAGCGCGCAGGCGGTGGCATTGTTCGCGGTCCTGGTGGGCCGCGCGGCGATAAAATCCCGGCGATGCTGAGCGACGAGGAATTCGTCGTCAATGCAAAGGCTACGAAGCGCAACCGTGCTCTGCTTGAAGCCATCAACAGCGGGCGTGTTATCGGACTTAAGGACGGCGGCTCGCCTTTGCGCGCGCCATCGATGCCGATTCTGCGCTCATCTGCTGCGTCGCAGCAGGCGCAAGCGGGCATTGCTGACGTTCGTGTTTTCGTGGACCGCGACGGCAATTGGCAGGCCGAAGTCGAACGCATCTCGCAGCGCAACGTAAAGCAAGGGCTGGCTTCCTACGACAAATCGGGGGCCGTTCGAACAGCGCGCGACCTACGGCAGGTAAACTCAAGAGGATTGGCAAAGTAATGGCTGAACTTCTTCCGACTGGCCTTCGATATCAGCCGACTTTCCCGGTCCTGAATCGCCCGGTTTCCATGTCTCAGTACGAGGATCGGGCGATTTCAGCGATTGAGAACGGCGATCCGTTCTGGACGTGGACCGCGAAGGTCACCGATTTGACGAATGCCAAGCGCAATTTGCTCGAGGCATTCATTGACCGTTGTCGCGGCGGTCTGGTTACGGTGCATTACACACCAAAGCACGTTTGCATCCCGCAAGCCTATTGGGGAGATGCGAATAACTCGGCCATTGCTGGAACGGCTTCATTGGGCACGATCAACGGCAACACGCTCACGCTTAACGGGGTCGCAGTTGGCCTGAAGCTAATGAGCGGTGATTTGATCGGCTTCACGATTGGCGACTACAACTTCATCGCTCGCATCGTAGCCAATGCCACAGCGGCTAGCACGACATTGCAGGTGAAGATCGAGCCGTTTCTGCCGTCCTATATCACCGTCGGCGCGACGGTGAAGTTCAAGAACCCAGTAATGAACATGCGGCTGATGCCGAAGACGTGGGAAATTGGCGATGGGAAATTTCCCGATGCGTCGTTCCAGCTCATTGAGGTGCCTAAATGAAGGAAGAGAAGATGGAAAAGAAAGAAAAGGCGGGGATGAACCCGCCCTTTTGGATCGATGAGTATGTCCTGTCAATGCAAGTTACTAAATGTCCCGGGACGCCGCCTGAGATATTGCTTTGATCATAGATGTTGCAGTTTCGGTGATCGTGGAGTTCTGACCTGTGCCACCATGAAGTTTCACTCGTTCCGCGTTTTTAACAGCAGCGTCTTCAAATTGATTTAGCCACTCTTGGGCTTTATCGCCTTGTAGCTTTGCTATCGATCGGATGATCTCTTCATGCATCGCAAAATGTGCGAGCTCGCCAGCGTTATAACGAACTTCGAAATCACTCATTTAAGCCTCCCGTTGTTAACGCGAGCATCAAAGCCGAGTCGCAATCGGAAGTCGAGCCACGCCTACCGTTGGCGCCGAGCGCGAATAGCACGAATCCAGGTGTTGTTGAACATAATGACCCCTATGACCAGCGCGACGGCACCCATGGCTATCATGCCGATAGCTACGCCTTGGTCTCCGAACTGCTGATATAACCAGCCCGTTTTTTCTACTGCTTGGGCTGGTTTTCCAAGGCGGAGCAACCCCTGAATGAGTGCTCCGAAACCGACAATCAACATGCAAACGCTTCTAATCATGCCGGCCAGATATCAGCTGGGCGCGGTTGAATCCAGCCTACTTGCCTATGGCGCGGCTTTTTCTGGTGTTGGTGTGTCAGACTTGAATATGAATGGCACCCGCACCTTACCCACTATCGAAGTCTTGTATGGCTGGCATTTTTGGACGGCCACTATCGCCGCCAACCCAACGATATAATTGGTAAATCCACCAGATTTCACCAACTCAACATCAGTTGCCTTGCCGTCTTTGTGAAGCCTGAACTCAATCACCGCGTTTCCGGTCTGGTTGAGAGGCATCCTAAAACACTTGCGAACCTGATTTGCCAAACGGAAGGCTTCTTCGCGGCTAGGCGGTTCCTTTGCCATCGAAACACTGGGGGCGAGCGCAATGAGCAACGCAGCGCAGTATTGCAAAATCTTCATACGGAAGTCCCTCGATGTAGCCAATCGGCGAGCGGACCTTAGCGTCTTAGTTCAAACAAGGTAAGGCCATGGCTTTCCCAGCACGTCTACAGCAACTACTCAACGAGGGCAGGGGCAAGATCGCATCTGCCGTAAAGTTCGAGTTCGGCACCGGCATCTACGGGTTCTTTTCAGGTAAGGGCAGCGTCGACTATGGTGGCCTGACCTATCACGGCAACACCATCATCGACATCGATGAGCCGATGTACGCGCTCGGCACGGCAGCACAGCCCGTCACGATGCGACTACCGGCTGCTGCCGACTTTGGCCTGACGCCGGATAAGCTCGGCATGATCGAGCAGGAAGACTACAAGAACCGTCCTGTGACGTTCTACGACTTCTATTTCGACCCGGACACGAATGCTTTCCTCCACGCCGAGCCGACCTGGTACGGCTATGTCGATACTATCGATCACCGGGAGGAAAGCGACGAAGTCTGGCTGGAAGGCCACATTGAAACGGGCGCGGTCGACAACTTCCGCGAAGGCTATCGCTACGCTTCGCATGAGGACCAGCACCTTGTGTCGCCCGGTGACATGCTTTTCGAATACGCCGCGAGGATCAAGAATGAGTTCTTCAAAATCAAATTCGGCTAGGGTTCCCGGTTGGGATCGGGCGTTGGAAGACCTTGCGACGGCTCATGTATCGATCGCGCCGGAATGGGGCGTTTCGGACTGCCTCATGACGGCCGCAGATGCCATCAAGGCCGTAACCGGCGAAGACCCACTTGCAGAGTTCCGTGGCAAGTACAAGACCGAAGCCGGGGCAGCCCGGAAGATGCGCGTCAATGGCTGTGAGAACGTCAAGGACGTATTGGAAACCTATCTCCATCTAGAACCGGTCAATCGGCTCTCTGCTCGCCGCGGCGACGTCGGCGTAATGCTGATCAATGACGAATACGTCGCCGGTTTCATTTGCGGCTCTGGCTTTGCGGTCAAGCAGCCCCATGGGCTTACGTTCTTTCCTGTGACCGACATCGAGCAGGCCTACAGGGTCGGCAGCTAACCACCACCACAATCAGCACCTTTGAAGGTCCGTCAACAGCGGGCCTTTTTTGTTGCGCATGCATGAGGCCGCCGCATGCCATTTTTAGCGCCTATCTTCACCGCAATCGGCGGCATCGTGTCGAGCGTGGCCGCATGGGCTGCTGCCAGTCCGATTCTCGCCGGTATTGCTCAGACCGCATTCGGCATTGCACTTAAATATGCCGTCAACGCGTTATTCCCTCCCAAGACACAGAGCCGTGCTTCCGAACTGGAAACCCAGTATGGCGCCAATATCCCGCGCTCGGTCATTCTCGGCACCTGTGCAACCGAAGGCCATCACATCTATCGCAATAGCTATGGCAGTGGCGGGCGTCTGATACAGGATGTTTTCGTGCTGTCGAGCTTCCGCATCACGGCTGTTCCGCGTGTTCGCTACAATGGCGAATGGAGGAGCTTGGTGCAGCAGGATTCGGACGGCTACTGGCTTGTGCCGAACGAGGGCACGAGCGGCGACGATCACGACAACGTCCGCGTCAAGTTCTTCTACGGCACAATGGATCAGCAGGCCGAGCCGACTCTGATCAATAATGCCCGTCCGGCTGGGCGGTGGACTGCGCACCATCGTGGTGCAGGCGTTGCCTATGCCATCGTGTTTTCCGAGCTTCGCAAGAATGGCGATGGCCTGACCTCGCCAGCAAAGCTGCTGTTCGAAGTCGTTGGCGCACCGTTATATGACTGGCGCAAAGACACCACGATGGGCGGTGCGGGCGCGCATCGATGGGATGACCAGAGCACCTGGGAATATTCCGATAATCCGGTTGTGCAGATTTACAATCTGGAGCGCGGTTTCTTCAATGGAACCCAGCGTATGGTCGGCAAGGCTGTTCGTGCAAGCCGCCTACCGTTGGCAGAATACACCCAGGCGGCGAATATCTGCGACGAAGGCATGCCGGACGGTTCTAAGCGCTATCGCGCCCATGCGATTGCCAAGGATGGTCCCGGCGCCAACCACGACGCCAACCTGACGCCGATCCTCGAAGCCATGTGCGGCTCGTGGGTGGAACGTGTTGATGGTGAATTTCCGATTGCTGGCGCTCCGCAGGCCATCGTTGCAACCATCGCCGATGCTGACATCAAGCGCGGTGCGCCGCTTCGCTTCAGTGCGAAACGTAAGCGCACCGAGCTCATCAATACGGTTGCGGCCTCTTACGTTTCGCCGGATGACTTCTATGAAACGAAGGACGCGGCAACTCGCATTGATGCGGGGGCATTGGCTGAAGACCGCGAAACGCTTGCCAGCGCCATCCCTTACGCCGCTGTCACTGACGTGCGGCAGGTGGACAGGCTGGCTGATATCGCGATCCGTGGGGCGCGTTATCAGGCATCGGCAGAAATAGTCGTTCATCCGAAGTTCCTCGACACGATCAAGGAAGGCCGGTGGGTTCGCTGGAATAGCGCCAAGTACGGTGACCGCACATATCAGGTGCTGACCCGCCAGCTTGGCGGGATCAATACGGATGGCGCCCGCGACATCTCGATAGCGCTACAGCAGATCAACAATGGCGTCTTCGATCCGACCGCATACGAAACCAATCCGCCGAATATCATCGTTGTGCCACCGCCGCAGTATCTGGCAGAAGTGCAGAACTTTGATGTCATTCCCATCCTTGTAGTTGCGGACGGACAGGGTGAGCTACCTGGTGTTCGACTAATTTGGGACCAAATCGACGATATCTCCGTCGTTGGCGTCGACATTGAATATTGGCCTGCGAATGATCCGTCACAGGTCTTCACTAAGTTCGTGACCTGGGACGTAATTAACGTTCCTATTGTTGAAGGTCTAACGTCGCTCACCGATTGGTTCGTTCGAACGCGCTTGCGTGTCGATAATGGCCGATCTGTAGCTTGGTCGACTGCAACACCTTTTACGACTTTGGATGCTTCAGGGGACGATAGTCCCGTAGATTATGAAAGGCTTGACAGCGACCTTCGCGGGCTCATCAACTGGATTACCGACGACACCCGCGAACTTATTCGTCAAGGGCAGGAAAACGCAACCACGACTGCTGACAACGCCCTCAAGGCATATGCCAATGTTTCGAGGCTCAGGCGGCAGCTCTCCAGCACCTTTGGGACTGCCAAGGCACAATGGACAGAAGACATTTTCGTCGCCACTGGGCCGAATAGCGCCATTGCTCAGCAGTTAACCCAGCTTAGTGCGCAACTTGGCGACAAGGCTGACGCCAGCGTCGTGAACCTACTATCGGCTCGCGTTGATGGTGTCGAAGGCGACATGGTTGCCGTGTCGAATGCTCTCACGCAAGTGAATGCTTCTGTCGACGGTACTGTGGCCAACGCTACGTGGCGCATGACCGCTCAGGCTGGCGGCGGCAGTTCGGTAAAGATATCTGCCTTTGCTCGGCTTGGTATCGGGGACGCGTGGAAACAGGCCGGTTGGTTCGTGAATGTCACGCCGACAGGCGGTCAGTTCATTGTTATCGCCAATCAGTTCGCAATCGCTAACCCAAACGATGACGGCACGTATACCTATCCGTTCGTTGCCCAAAACGGCGAAGTGATCATGCAGAATGTCCGGCTTGGTACGCTGCGTTTTGATCGTCTCCTGTCAAACAATAGCAAGCTCGATATCCGAGGTTACGACAACTTCGCAGACATAAGGATTTCGTTCTGATGGGCTTGTTTTTCATGGGGTGGAAAGCTGGCGTCGGCTCTGTCCTGAAAATCCTCAAATACGGAGCCGACGACCCTCTCACGCTTGCAAACTCAGCTTACAATCGCTTCTACTTCAACTCTGAAACGCAGAACTTGTCCTATATCTGGGACAAGTTCTATTTCTCCACAGGCTTCAATCCTGCATTTTATCCTTCATCGGATGGCGTGAATGGAAACCTCTACGGGATCGAGGGCTCGTCTCCTTCGCAGGCGCGCAGAGCAATGACGGTGCAGAATTACTTCGACGGTCAAAACCGCGTCGATGCCTTCATGTACTATGAAATATTCGCCCGTTTCCCCGATATGCCGATAGTGCCGATCTATGAGGCAAAACTGATGGACAGCGCGGGCCGAGTTCGCGTCGGACATATCGACAGCCCGTCAGGTAACAAGGACCGCGTTCAAACCGTCCGATCGTATAATTCCGACATCTGCTATGCGACACCGGGCGCAACAGGTCCGGGCGGTAACGGTATTCGTGGTTTCAGAAGCATTCACCCTGATATTGGTTATACAGGCTGGGTGGGTCGCATCAATAACAACGAAGGTCCGTATAACTGCGCGTTGAGCAATTCTGACAGCGGCAGCTATTATCGGGCGCTGACGTGCCAGTGGGATTTGCCGGCGAATAACGCTGCTATTCCCGCACCTGACGCCACGCCTGTTCCCGGGCAAGAAATGCTACGGCTAAATTCGTCTGTGGCAATCCTAACGCGCCGGGGATTTACGGTCGATGCTGCTTCCGTTCGGCAGTGTATATTCACGAGTACACGCGTTCCGAATATGTGCGTCATGATGGGGCAAACCGGCCTTATCCCCGCAAACACATCGGTTTACGTGCCGCGAACGACAGAATTTCCTCTGCATGAAACAATGTTCGTTGACACGATCGTGGCGTTACAGGGACTTGACTTCACGATCCCTGCTGTCGATCGCACGGCGAATAAGACCGGGCGACAGATGAAGGTCTTTTACAAGATTGACCCGAATGGCATCACATTCAGCGTTGAGGGGGACTATGCCGTTTATGTCCGCTATATGGTTTATGCGACCAGCACAGATGGGTTCTCATCAGGTGGTGGTAAAACCATTCGGGAACTGCCGAACGGTGGCGTTCAAATCAAAAGGCCGGGATCGAGCGATACGAACCCAACCGGTAACGATATTCTGGTCGACACCCGTTTTCCTTCCATGCGTGTCATGAGCGAAGGTTGGATTCCAGTTTCATCCTTCTCAACCGCGAATGTGGTGGATAGCCAATATGGCTCTCATGCTGCCATCGTGAATTTTGATGGCTCGGGTCAGTTCATCTTCCCAAAAGTGATGTGTAATTGGCCAGAGCGGATCACGCAGGGCTTTCACCAGTATGTGCGCCTGCCAAACACCAACGCGTGGCGACCAACAAGCCAGTCTTGTGTGACCGTTGTCGAGACCAATCGGATCGTAATCCACATCAGCCCCGGCGCCCCCACGACAATCGATACCTCGACAGGCAATTTTCTATACAATCTGCCTGACCCTATCGGCGTCCGTTACTACATCCTCAGCGCTACGACGCTTTAAGTTCTCCGGAGAAAATCAATGGCTGTTCTGTCCGACTACACGTCGGGAACGATCACTGTTACCCAAGGCTCGGCCGATTTCACCGGTACCGATACGCTTTGGCGTACGATGCGATTCCGTGAAGGGGATATGGTTCTCCTTCAGGGCTACACGATGGTTATCAAGGGCGCGGATGAGCCGGGCCTTCCCATCGCAAGCAATACGTCTGGTCAATTCACAGAACCGTGGCCCGGGACAAGCGGCACGTTCGAGTACCGCATGCGCTATATGTCAGACGGCGCACGTGTTAGCGGGCAGTCGGCCGAACTGATTGAGCTTCTTGGTGATGGCAACGTCGTTGCTTTAGGCGGATTGGAGGGATCAGTCGACGAAATGCCGATCTTCACCGGACCGGGTGCAATGACGGTGATTTCGAAACGCGAACTAACTCAAGGTGTTGAGTATGATGTGCAGGTGAACACCATCGCGGATCGTGCTGCATATGACGCCCAATCACAAGGTTTTACGGTTCTTGTCTCAGATATTGGTGATGGTCGTGCCGCTGTGTATTCCAAGGTGAGTGCGGCAACTGGAGATTGGGCCGATCCGGCCTTTTTGACGGGGCCAATTGGTCCTGCTGCTGATGTCGAAGTTGGATCAACAACTACTTTACCCGCGGGCACACCTGCCTCTGTTACATCCACCCCGACGCCGACAGGCATTTCACTCGAATTTGGCATACCCCTAAGTGAGCTTACGGATGATGATAAAGCGCTACTGTCAAACGCTGTTACTGACGCGAATGCCGCAGCCGATAGAGCTGCCAGCTATACGCCAAATTCAGTTTCTCGATCGATAAGCGGACTTGTTCCGTATAACGACGCGGTATCGCCTCTCACTGTCATCGGGGTGTCACCTAGAACAGCTCGAAACTCTACGAATGACGTCGATATTGTTTTGGTATCGGGAATTTTGAAGCGAATTGATGCCGCTTGGGCAGCTGGTAGCGGACAAGGCGGTCTAGATACCGGAACTGTCGCGATTTATGCGACTTACCACCTGTTTGTAATTCGCAATCCTACTAGCGGCGCAATTGATGTGCTTATTAGTGCTTCTGCTTCGTCACCGCTACTTCCGTCCGGGTTCACGCAATTTCGCCGTATTGCCGCTCTGAAAACCAATGACAACGCCAACATCTATCCGGGTGTGTGGTACGCAAACGGGGAATTCGCTTTTAATCCCCCTCCGCCTCATACGATGCTTGCGCCAACAAGTGTCACCCTTTGGGAAACCTTCGGGCCAACAGGCGTAAAAACAAAAGTTAAATACATGGTCAACGCTAATGACTACGATACCGGTAACCCCGGCTTTGCAGTTGTGTTCAGAGACCCAGCCCTTGGGATACCTACGACATTCGGCCAGTTCGCAGCATGGAAACCCGACGGTATAGCCACTACAGAAGTACTGGAGGCGTGGACTGATAACTTAGCCAGAGTTTATCAGGGCGGGCTATTTTCTCGACCATCGTCGCAACTCCTACAGTCTTACATTATCGGCTGGACCGACCACCGGGATGAGTTCGCATGACAAACACCTTAAACATCGCTCTGATCGGGACAAGTTTGATTACCAGCCCGAAAGACAGGGGCTGGTTCTACCTGTTGCGCAACTACATGCAGACAGGCAGCAACAAGCGCATCAATGTCTATTCAAGGGGACTTAGCGGCGGGAGGTCAGATTGGGGACTGACCGTCATTCCGTCCGTGGTTGATTTGCGACCTGATATCTACATTATTGAATTTATTAATGATGCAAACCCAAACGATGGTGGTTTCTCAGTCAGTCAATCCGTCGCGAACTTCCGGTCGATGGTGGAGATCATTCAATCCGATCAAGCCAATGCAGTTATCTATATCATGGCTCTTGTTAGACCGCGCGCAGACGGAGAAGCGGAGTTTTTTCCAAATCTTCTTGCAATGGATGAGGCGCATAAATCGTTAGCCGAAGAGTTGAATATTGGCTTTATTGATACTCGAACCCCTTGGGGCGACCCGTCTTTACATCCTGACGAGTTCGCCCCTGATGACGGTGTTCATCCGTTGCTCAATGGCTATGTGCGAGTTGTTCTCCCAACCGTTGCAGCCACACTTTCTAAGTTCTTGTAGCGCTTAGCTCAGGAATATTTCTAATGCCTCATCCAAGGCGGATATGTCTGGATGAGGGTTCTTGTTTAAATTGATATACCGCGATGCCTCGTAGAATATCTTAGCCGCAGCAATCTTTGACGAGATAGCGTCTAATTCCTGCCAAGTGTTGTTGATGAGGAGTATCTTCGTGAAGAAGTCGTCATCTTCATCGAGGCCGTCAGAAGTAATTGCTTTCTTTGCCGGGAAAGCGGGGACTTTTCCTTGCACCCATTCTTCTTCTGTCAGCGCAGGAGGGATGCCTCCGTAGTCGGAAGGCGACCATGCATCAACAAAGATAGGGCTGGAGGTCTTGTCTTTGTCCGCCGGGATAATTGATACGGGGGTTCCTGCACTTAACGCGTCAATAATAAGAGTTGAATAAGTCGTTATGACGCCATCTACGGCCTTGATTAGTCTAATTAAAGGCCAGTCCATGGATGTGAGAAGTATATCATCAACGAGAATGAAATTCTTGTGCTGTATGTTAGCCATAACGGTATAAATGGAACTATCATCCGGGTGCGGCTTAATGAAGAAAAGCTTGTCAGAGTTCTTTTCTAATAGACGTGAGAGCCAACCATACGTATCAGAGGTTGAATGTTGATGCACCGCCCAATGTAGGTTTAAGGCGACCAATATATGTTGCCCAAAGCTTCTAGTCCATTCTCCGAACCGGTTCGCAATCGCGTCATCGCACTGGGCATATGATGCTTCTGATTTACGTGGTGAGCCTACGACTGCCACACTGTGGGATGACGAATTTGCTATAGCACCAACGAACGCGTTCTGGGCGGTGCTGTCCCATACACCGACTACTTGAGAGCTAGGGGTTAGGTGAGACGAGATAGTCATTCCATGCTGTAAGGATATTGTCCTGTAGCCAGCATCACGGGCCAACATCATAGTAGACGAATTTAGCTGATGGGTAACGCTGTGATTACCCTCAGTCGCGGTCATCCATATTTCATTATTGGTCGGAGGCGGCGACATAAGCGAAAGTGCGTCGTGAGTTGAGTTCAATGTTGTGAAATCGATGCCTTTTTGTGTCAGGAAGCCCTTTATTACTTTCTGATACGACTTGCTAATACAGTCTTCACGCAATGTGATACGCAAACGATCTGCTGGCCAAACATTCATGATGCTCCTAGCAAAAGACCAGTCTTGAACAAAATGAATAGAATAGGTGAGTTTTGGATATTCCCGTTCTGACGAACGATTGTCCCATCGGTACGAAATATCAAGGATATCAGATATGTTTTTTCGCAGAGACGGCAGGGATAAATCTTTTATTCTTGGGTCATTCCGAACAATCAAGTAATGCTGGTGATTTTTTGTATCATGAAATGGATTGATCTTATGCCAATGAGATACAGATATAATTTCTTGGCTTGTACCAGAGAAGTGAATGTCACGGACTAACTCATCGAAGTAATGATCGGAATAGATTTCGAAGCCTGAAACCATAAAAATTTTCTTCCAGGTTTCAATCGGAATAACTGTGGAATGAAAGCTATTGGCTTGGGAACTAGGTCGAGTACTGATCGATATAACAAGAGCTTTACCTGTAATGCTTTTCAGGTTCATCATGAAATCGGCTAGGTGCTCATTGTCGATATGCTCGGCTACGTCCAGGCATGTCGATACCCAGGACTTTCCTAGCGTAGCTGAAATGAACGAGCTGATTTCAGTCGTATTATTTTTGTCGTGGCGTGATAGGTCAAATTTCTTACAGTTTTCCTCTGGGTTGTCGTAGTAGTCCAGCGAGGCAGCGCGTCCGCCGCCATCGCGCCAGATTTGAGAGAGTTTCCCGTTACCGCCGCCGATATCCAACAGGTTGTCAGCGCCAATTTCTTCCGCAAATTTGCGAAGTAGTCGTGGGAACCTTTCTATGTCGTACGATGTAGAACCGGTTTGATGGGCATAGTAGTTTTGCGCGTAAAGCTTCTCGTAGTTTGTTACGCAAGCCGTTTCATGCCGGGCGACAAAAACTGGGTCCGGTTCTTGCTCAGGTGACGTCTTACTCCGACCTGCAGTTACCGAAAGAATTTTGCTCAGTATTGTTTTCATGCCAAGCCCCCAAATCTGACTGAAATTGCTTTAGCGAATTGCATTGAGAATGACAAACCATAGCCGCCCACTGAGGCGGTTTTTCTTGGCAAAGGAAATGGCCCCAGTAAGGTTTCGCTGAACTGGGGCCGAGCACCTTGGGAAACCACGCTGAAAGCAATGATGGGCGCTCTCGCCTCTATTAGCGCTGATTAATTAACAAGCCGCCGAAAACATCGGTATTTCACCATTTTCCGCACCTATCAATGAAGAAACCCCGGCGCCGTGTCGCGACCACCGGGGTTACGCAACTTCGCACATGGCTAGTAAGAACGGTGCGCAATGCCAGTATAAAGATGCCGACGATTAAGAAAACCCCGGAACGAGCCGGGGTTTAAAGTTATTGCCGCCGTCTGGTGTCCCAGAAAAGCACAGTTATGACACAGAACAAAGCAACGAGGATCGTGCCCTCAATTAGAAAGTACCACTGCATGGTCCTGCCTCATGCCTGAACGCGTCCGCCGCCATTGCTATGGGAAGTCATCCACGGCATAGCAGCTTCAGGTGTTTCGAGAATGTTGCGTTTTCGAGCGAAGCCTTCAAAGGCGTTTTGTGCCACGATTAGCGGTTTCTGCCCGCTGTGAGCGTCACAACAGGCGCTCCATGCCACTTCATAGATGATGTCGCGATCATCCTTTGGCCATTCATAAAGAAAATCGATCGCGTCAATCGGGCCTGCAATCTCCCTTATCAGAAATTTTCCGTCCTTCACAAAAATTGGACTGTCAAACAAACGGTCGCTCATCGAAACCTCCATTTGATCGAACGAAGTGTGTTGGAATGACGGCTTCGATTTAGTGATCGCGTAGGCGGTTTCAAGAACCTATTATCGCTAAATTTCAGGACATCCCCATGAACAAAACAACGTTCTTCGCATATGCGAGGCGCGCGCCTTTTGGCGGGCGCTTGAGCCAGGCGCAGGTCGACGGCACGTCGGCAATTCTGGCTGAGGCGGAGCGCCGAGGCCTGCCGGACGAGCAGACGGCTTACGTGCTCGCCACGGCATTCCACGAAACTGGCGGCAAGATGCAGCCGATCGAGGAAAACCTGAACTACACCAGTGCTGCACGCATCAGGCAGGTCTGGCCATCGCGGTTCGCGTCTGTTGCCGCCGCCCAGCCTTATGTGCGCAATCCGCAGGCTTTGGCCAACAAGGTCTATGGCGGGCGCATGGGCAATACCGGCGCAAACGACGGCTGGCGTTTTCGTGGTCGCGGACTGGTGCAGATCACCGGGCGCGACAATTATAAGAAGTATGGGAAGGGCGACGCACCGGACAAGGCGCTTGAGGACGGCACTGCAGTGCGCATCCTGTTCGACGGGATGATCAACGGCAAGTTCACTGGCAAGAGGCTGGCTGACTTTTTCGGCGGCGGCAAGGAAGACCCTGTAAGCGCCCGCGCAATCGTCAACGGCACTGACAAGGCCAGCCTCATTGCCGGTTACTACCGCAACTTCCTCGACAGCCTCGTGGCGGCCCGAGAAATGAAACCGGCAGCCGTCGAGGATGCTAAGCCTGACGACGTGCCGTTGCTAAAGGACAAGGCCGTGCAGACGATCGTCGCTGGCACGGGTGGGACGCTTGTTACCGGCCTTATCGGCGCGGTGTCGAACCCATGGGCGTTCGCAACTGTCGCGCTCCTGCTGGTCGCAGCAGGCGCGGGCTTCTGGCTCTGGAAGAGCGGTAGGCTGGAACTGAAGAGGGAGGCGGCGTGAGCAAGATAACGGTGGTGGTCGAATATGACACCGATACTGAAACCGCTCAGGTCCAGTATTGCGGCAAGACATTGGAATGGCGCGACGCCAAACTGACCTTCGCTCAGGGAATTACCGAAACACGAGATGGTTATCTGATTCGCCGTGAAAGCGACGGCACTGTCTCGATGCTACTGACGGGGATTACTGTATGACCTGGCTGGCAACAATAAAAGCGCGCCTTGCAGGCTGGGCCGTGGCAATCGTCGCGGCCTTTGCGATTCTGGCGGGTGCTTACCTCAAAGGCAGGGCGGACAACGCCACAAGCGTGACTGTCGACCGGCTGAAGGCCGCCAATAAAGCAAGGAAGATCGAAGATGAAACCAGCAAGCTTGGCGGCGGTGATGTTGACGCTGCTCTGTCTCGGTGGATGCGTGACGGCCGGTAGCTACTGTGATGTAGCCCGGCCTGTCCGCCCGAGTGTCGAGGATAGCCTGACGGACGGCACGAAGCGCCAGATCATCGCGGAGAACACCAAACTGGAAAAGCTGTGCGGGGTGCGTCCGTGAATATCTTGCTGTTGCGCCTGGATATGAGTAGCGCCTCGCAAACTCTATCGGTCTTCTCCGATGTCTCCGATCGACCTCCTGAGTTTGGCGGACGCCTCCTCGGCCTTCTTAATTCCGGTGAAGAGCTTTTCTTTATCAATGACGAAGTCAGAACTGCACCCGGTACAGGTGACCTTGTCGCTGGTTTTAAGCCATCCGATAGTCGTCTCAATCTGGTTTCTGCATTTAGGGCAAGTCACCCCGATAGTCTGATTGTCAAACATCTCCCCCATCCCTTTAGATCAGACGATTGCAACATAACTTCCGAGAGTGTGCAATGACCGGCGCTGAAATCATGGCCGTGGTCGGCTTCATCGTAATGCTGATGGGCTTTCTGTTTGGCCTCTGGAAGTACGTCGAAAGCCAGATCGCGAAAGCTGAAACGCGCAACGCTGCCAAAGCTGACGCTGCAACCGCTCTTGCCAGCCTGACGCGGCAGGAGCTTTCCGATTACAAGCTTCGCGCGGCAGAGACGTTCGCTACCAAGGCAGGCATGCAGGAGCAGACGTCGCAGATCATGCGAGCCATCGAAAGCGTAGCGCATCGCATTGATGGGCTCACCGAGCGGATTGATAACATCATGGCGACGAGGACGACGACGCGAGGGAGGGGTTGAGAATGGCTCTAATGTTGTATAGTTAGCGCCACAACAAACGAAACCGGATAGGCGAAGTCGTATTACCTTCTATTTGTTAAAAGCAAATCGCGCACGTTTCGTTCTTGCCAGCTTTCGTTGTTGAGTGTCCATTCGGCGCCTTCTTCGTGCCATATCTTCTCCTGAAGTAGGTACGGTAAAGCTAAACGAAATATCTCGATATGGTATACCGTCGATCATCCTAACATCTCCGGTTTGGCCGACAGTAATCTTGCCTTGAAATTCTTGAAGAACACTGTAGGCAACTGCCAATCCCAGACCGGTACCTGTGGACTTCAGCTTGGAGGCATTGATACCGCGAAAGCCTCTTCTGAATAGGGCTTCAAGCTCCCCTGTTTCGATTTCCGGTCCCTTAGATGTGACGGTTACAGTGGAACTTTGGTCTGCATCCTCCACACGAACCAATACAGTCGAATTTGCCGGCGCATATTTTATAGCGTTCTCAATTAAGGTATACGGCACGATATCTAGGATATTCGGTCCTACAGCCAAACGAAAAGACTCACCATTCAATTCAATTTCGATGTTACGATGTCTCGCTGAGGCACGAAAACAGCGAATTACTTTGTCGACGCGGCTATAGACAGGTATTCTCTCAGCCTCCTCGAAACGATCAACCGAATTTGCAAAGTCCAAGTAGTCGATGCGCACCTTTAGCATTGTTTGCGCAGCGATAATCGTGCGGATGCCCTCCGCCGTCCTTCGCGAGTCAATTGCGTTTAGTGCGGATTCTGCCTCGATTGCTGAATGGTAAATCGAGCCTGACAAGTGCCGCAGGTCGTGGACAAGCGCGGTCAGCTCGAGCTCCGATTTCCGCCGAATTTCCTCCTCCCATTGAAGATGGCGCTCTAAGTAACCTTCTACTTGTTTCTTTGTAAAATGCGCGTTGTATCCTTTGATTTTCTTTAACGGAGGTTGTTCATCTGATAGATAAAGTCCGGGAAGGATATACAGTCCGCCCAAGCGATCCTCTTTTACCAGAGCGTAATATCCAAACTCGGTCCTTTGCCAACCGTTTTTTCTTAAAGTAATGTACTTAGACATTCGAAAGTTATCGGTTAATTCAGGGGGTAATGAATACAAGGCGCCGTCTCGGAATTCATGAACTCCGCGCGTATCGATGTAAATGGAAGGAAAAGCTAACAACATTACCCGAACATCCATGTATATATTGCTGAGGAAATAAGCCCCTGAATTATGGCTTTAGCGTTTCCGCTTAGTTCAACTTTATCTAGAATTCTCTGAATTGACGTAAAAGACTTATCTTTGCTCATAATGGATTCCACATAAGCGGATTCTAATTGAACAATATTTCGGAGGTCAATTTCGTTATCTATCAGGCCTTGTCTCGCCAGCAGCCATTTTTCGTATGGGTCAGCGACTTCTTCAATTATCTCGTCTAACTTCTCTACCCATTTTGCAATTTCAGCATCTTTTTTGATGAAGGCGTCGGCGTGGCTTCTGGCTACAGTTGCTTCAGTAGAATTGGCGCGGGCGCCGGTATACGCCACCACATACTTGGTAGGGTAGTTCTTTTTTATTTCGGTGATTATGCTGGCTCCGCCCAGTGTGTGGTCAAAACGCTTTCCGACACCCATAAGATCACACAAAACAATGTCAAATTGCTCAACGTCTGTTACAGAATTAATATCCGGTACTTCTCTTATATTATATCCGTATGTTGTTAGATTAGTATTTGCTTGAAATTTTTCGTCATCAATTATCATAATGCTTATTGAAGGTCGAAGATCCTTTATTTTGCGCGAGGATTTCGCCAGTTTAACGTGGTCACGTAACTCAAGAACTGACCTGTAGCTATATAAACCGAATATTGGCCACTTCATCATGCACTCCAAGTATGGCGGAAGACGTCAAATTTTTCATATAGCTGGTTTATAATTGAAAGAACATCTGAATTTCTCGCCCACCCATTAACACCACATTTATCGAGACATTCCATCCTTCCTATTGCGCCGCTCACCACGGCTACCAACCAAACACGAGGAGACTGTATGTCCCATGACAGACAGGGCGCGGGTGCGCGCCTTTCACACGAAGAACTCCAGCGGCGTGCCGAGGCCTACCGCGAGCACGGCACGCTGGTTAAGGCTGCTGCGGCTCTAGGCATAAAGAAGTCGGCATTCCACGACAGTATTAAGCGGGCGGCTGAGGTTGGGTTGTTGGGCCCGTCGCCGACGTTGCCCGGCTATGCGATCAAAAGCCTGACCGAGACACCAAGCGGCACGTACATGCGCCAGACAAAAGAGGCCGGTCCAGTTTACGAGCCGACTGATGGTCTTGGCCTGAAGGGCAAGACGACGCTCGTGAATGCCGAAGGCAGGGTGATTACTCAGCACATTATGGAACGGGCTGATGCTGACCAACAGCGTGCGGCGCTCACAGCGATTGTTGACGCTCTCAAAGAAGACTTGCCGCGTGTCAGCATTATGCCGGCCCCGAAAGGATGCCGCGAGGATTTGCTGAACCAGTTCACAATCACTGATAACCATTTCGGCATGATGTCATGGCGCGAAGAAACAGGCAGCGACTACGATCTGCGCATCGCAGAGCAACTGCTGCTTGATTGGTTCTCTGCAGCCGTAGCGCAGGCACCAGACGCGCACACAGCTATTCTGGCGCAGTTGGGCGACCTCATGCATCACGACGCATTGGAAAGCGTCACGCCCGCGCATAAACACGTTCTTGATGCTGACAGTCGCCTGCAAAAAGTAATCAGGGTAGTCATCCGCACGATTAGACGCATCATTGACATGCTACTGCAGAAGCATGATCGTGTGCATGTGGTGATGGCTTCAGGCAACCATGACCCGGCGTCGTCTGCATGGCTTCGCGAAATGCTAGCAGTCATGTATGAAAACGAGCCGCGGATTACCGTCGATAATTCGCCATCTCTCTATTATGCCTTCGAATGGGGCCGCACGATGCTGGCCTATCACCATGGGCACAAACGCGGCGTAGCGAATATTGAGGCGACGATTGCTGGCATGTTCCGCGAAATGTTCGGGCGGTCGCTCCAAGCCTATGTGCACATCGGGCACAGACATAGCGACGATGCCCGTAAAGGCGCGCTGATGTATGTCGAGCAACACGAAACGCTTGCCGCTCCTGACGCTTACGCAGCCGGTGGCGGCTGGCTATCTGGGCGGTCGGCCAAGCGGATCACCTACAGCAAAGAGTTTGGCGAAGTAGGTCGCGACATTCTCCGGCCTGAAATGGTCCAAGGCGCCGCACGTATGCCGGCGGCCGCGAATGATAACGTGGCAAGCGAGAGGAGGGTGGCTTGATTAAATGGCTGCGCGATGTGCTTGGCATCAATGCATATGAAATTGCGTGGGACTTCAAATCCAACGGAGTACATCTTCAGGGCCGCCACGATTTTCGGCATCTCGGCGGCATGACGAAGAATGTGGCTATCGAAACGGTCAGAAGCATGAACCGCCTTTACGGGGAAGGCTCCCATTGGATCGAGCTAATCCGTCGCTAACCAACCACCGCGCCGCCGACCAAGCGGCGCTTTCACCACAAACACGAGGAGAGAAATATGGAGCTACACCAGCTTTACGGCGTACATCAGCCGGGCGACGAATGGCAGGAAGAAGACCGCGCTGCGCGAGCGGCTGTTGAAGGACGGCAGATGAGGGCAGGTGGCGGTGTTATAAGTCGCCTGCCAAAACCTTATAACGACAATGTTCCGGTAACCAGAGTGGCGATAAGGGCGGGTGAACTCTTTATCGGTGACATTCCCGCCTCGCATCTATGGCCAGTTGCCCAGCAACCAGCACACAAGCCACTCGTCATCATCGAAAGTCCATACAGCGGAGACGTGGCGCGCAACACCGAATATGCGCGCGCTTGCCTTCTAGATAGCTTGCAGCGAGGCGAAGCACCGATTGCGAGTCACCTGCTTCATACGCAAGTGTTGGAGGATATGCGCCCCGATGAGCGTGAACTCGGCATTGAGGCTGGCCTTGCATGGTATCGGGTGGCGGAGAAGTGCGTCGTCTATGAGGATCGGGGAACAAGTGGCGGCATGATAACGGGCATCAGGCGGGCTAAACAGTTTGGCGTGCCGGTTGAGTATCGGCGTCTAGAGGCATGGAGGGCAGGGGCGTGAGTAAAGTATGCTCCGTAGATGGGTGCTCTGCAAAACATAAGGCCCGGGGATACTGCGATATTCACTATCGACGGTTTCTAAAATATGGAGACCCGCATGGCGGGCCAACAAAGCAAGGAGAGGCGTTGGATTTCCTGTTTAACGTAGCTTTGACATACCAAGGTGGCGATTGTTTACACTGGCCATATTCAAGGCGTCGAGATGGCAGGGGCCAAGTTGCCTATGATGGGCGCCCGCAGATCGCAAGCCGAGTCGTATGTATACTGGCACACGGCCCAGCTCCTACGCCAAATCATGAGGCGGCGCATAATTGTGGCAACGGGCACTTGGCATGCGTCAATCCGAATCATCTGCGTTGGGATACACGAAAAGGCAACGCGGGAGACATGGCGATCCACGGGACGCTTCGCACCGGTGAGTTAAACAACTGGAGCAAGATAACGCATAAAATAGCGGCGGAGATACGCAGCATGAAAGGTACTGCATCTAACGCGCAAATCGCTGTTCGGTTTGGAGTATCAAAAAGTACGGTTGGGCGAGTTATGCGTGGGGACAATTGGCATATCCAGAAAGAGAGTGCAGCGTGATCCCTTTCAAAGTTGGCGATAAAGTCGTCTGCATCGACAGCACTGTCGGCTTCGAGCAATTCATCGAGATCAAGGAAGGCGAGATTTACGAGATAGCCTGGATCGGTCCGTTCGAGCATTACACGCAGGGCAGTTTCATAGGCGTTCGCCTAAAGGGAGTCGATCGAGGCATCTGCCCACAGTTCGGATATGACAATCCGCCGTTCGCAGTGCGTCGGTTTCGGCCGCTTGTTCGCGATAAGCTGTCTTCGATGCGGGGGCTGCTTGCAGGCGGGCCCGTTACCGAGAAGTTCGAAGAGCCGAAGCGGAAGGTGAGGGAGGAAGTCTGATGGTTCCAGATGCGCGAATTGATCGTGAGATTGCTGATTGGGCGCGCGTAGGCGCTGCCATAGAAGGCCAGCCTGTATATGACCCGCGCGCAGTTACTTCTGATGGCGGCAGCACGAGCTACTACGAGCTACCGCCACAAGCGACCGAACTGAACGATCTCATCGAGCACAAAGGCATGTCCTTCGCGCTCGGCAACATCTTTAAGGCTTGCTATCGGTTCGGGGAAAAAGACGCGGCCAGTCGGATGTATGATCTGAACAAAATCATATATTTCGCGGAGAGGCTTAAGAAAGTGGAGGAGAGACGGGCGGCCTAAAAAAAGAACCCCGCATCGCTGCGGGGAAGATTCACGACGCGCTTGACGGGGATTGGGTTTGCCTCGGCCGCGTCGGCGCGACCTTTCGTTTCGGCTTTGGCAAAAGGCCCTCGCGTTGCGCTCTCTTTTTTGCGTCTTTGCGAGCGCGACGGATGGCTTCGTCTTTCTCGCGGATGCGTTTTTCTGACGGCTTTTCATAGGCGCGGCGTTCTCTCATTTCACGAAAGACACCTTCGCGTTGCAGCTTCTTTTTTAGTGCGCGGAGAGCCTGGTCAACATTGTTATCCCTTACGAGTACCTGCAATTTCTATCCTACTCTTTTGAAAATTTGGTGCGCTCGCGCTCCAAACGCGCAGCTCGGAGCCGGGCAGTTTTTGCATCAACTGCTGCTCTTTCGTTTTCCAGAATGCCTTTGGCGGCCTTGTCGGTCACAGCGTTTTTTGTTTCCATACGCGTGCGAGGCTGCTTGAAGAGCGTTTCTTTGGTGGGCTCACCCATCTTATACTGTCCTTCCGGCTGTTGGATCCGCATTCGGGTCAGAAAAACAGGGCCAAATAAAAAAGGTCGGGCAGACCCGACCTTCCAATTGTCTCAACGAGCAATGCCAGTACATCCGTGGTCAAAGACCGGAGACAATATCATTGCCCTATCAAAGAGCCTGAAGATTATCGGCAGCCTTCTTGCCCGAGCGGCGATCCGCTACGAGTTCGAAGCTTACTTTCTGGCCTTCATTGAGTGTATGCAAACCTGCACGCTCAACAGCCGAAACATGAACGAACACATCCGGCGAGCCATCATCAGGTTGAATAAATCCAAAGCCTTTTGTGCCATTAAAGAATTTTACTGTTCCGTTGGTCATATTGAATATCCTTCAAATCGAACGGTTAAATAATAACGAAAATTAATTCGCTGCGAGTTTTACGATTTGAGAGAAAAAGAAGGGCTTTGAATTTTAGCCGCGTCGTTCGATAACAAAGTCGATGCGTGTCATCTAGCGTTAACCAACGCTTTTTACAAGGTCAGGACTTTCATTTTATTAAAACGTGATTTTGGAACGGCAAAAAGAACCCCGCATCTCGAAAGTGCGGGGGAGAAAGAAGGTCTCATATGCCTGCGCTCAAAATTTTATTCATAAGAGATAAAAAGTAAAGCCCCGACGTCCTCTACAAACGCCGGGGCCGCGCTCGGCAGTTGAGGTGCATGTCATTGCCGTGCGCTTTATCCGCTGAGCTTCGTACGGACTCAGCGAATAACTGAAAAATGCCCTGCCGAGGGACGAGCTAGGCAGGGCTGCGCCAGCGATGGTTCTGGTGCCAGTAGAGGTGAACTGGCGCGAAGTTATCGTTCTTGCATCATTAAAACTCTGGGGAGGGGGAATGGTTCCGCTGTGAGCGCCACGCTATTCCTCCGGGTCTGTGCCCATTTCTCCCATCTGTACGCCCTTGGCCATACTTGCGATAGCACGAGCTATTTCGATGCGATCCCATCCGGCCTCTTGCGCATCGTCAATCAGGCCGAACAGGCCATCGGCCAAGGCTTCCTGACAATCCATGAACCGTTCCGGGTAGTCTTCGTCTTTCTTCGGCCCTTGCATTCCATCCTCCCTAGAACAAACTTGCCTGTGCTTCCTTGTTGTCGTTGCTTGGCGTTAGGTCGATCAGATCAGCATCCGGCAGGGGCTTCTGCATCTCCTTGGCTTCATCCCATGGGGCGCGTAGCCAAGTGTCGATTTCCTCCGTGGTGCGGAGGATAACCGGCATTGCCTTTGGATGGATCGGCTTCACGACGGCATTCGGTTCGGTCGTGAGAAACCCGAAGATATCGACCTCGACCGGGCCTTCCTTCTTCTTCCGTACACCTTTCCAGCTGGTCCAGATGCCAGCGAACGCAAAGAGCGGCTTTTCCTCATTGAGAGCGAACCAGTGCAGGGGCTTGCGCTTCGTCTTCGGGTCTGGTTCTTGTCCGTATTCCGAGAATGAAGTGGCTGGAACAACGCAACGGCTTTCAACGCCCTGCCAGCGCCGCCAATGAGGCGAGGTGAGGTTGCGGATATTGGTAACCCCGCTATCCGCTTCGCCCTTTACATACATCGGCGGCGTAGGCATGCCCCAGCGGAGCATTGCGAGCTCTGGCTCGTCGCCCTTGATGTTTCGCAAAACCGGTGCAGGATAATCGGGAAAGATATCCATCTGCGGATCGACGCGGTTGGTCAGATCCGATAATTTCTTGAACAGGCGGCGCATGGCCTCATGTGTCGTGGTGATATTATACAGATTGCACATGCTCTCCTCCTCGTTGAGGAGAGAATAGCGCGGTTATTTGTGTCGTCCAGTCATGCCGAAATACGGCATCTGCCGTATTCCCACTTAGGTCATATAGGTTGAATGTCTCTCTGCCTTCCAAAGGGGAAGGCTTAATTGGAGGGCAAAATGAAATACGCAATTATCGCCATGGCCATTTTACTGGCTGGCGCCTCGGCTGCTTCCGCAATGGCTAGTTGGAAGCCAAATTCGCACTGCCGCACCGGTTTGAATTGCAAGGCCGGTAGGTAATTCCAACGGGCGCCCTATACAGGCGCCTATTTCTTTCTGCCAGCCAGAGCGTCTTCGCCTTCCTTTTTATGGGCGCGACAAAGCCAAAGCTGGCCATTCGACAATTTATAACCAAAGGTTCCCCATTCCTTGCAGTCCTGCGAATCGCAAAGGTGTACGAACAGGCTTCCAGCCTTCGCCACGTGCGCATTATCGTTCTTGTATCCCGCCATTTATCACCTCGGCATTTTCGTAATTCCAAATTGCGCATAGCCTTTTGTCGTACAGACCCTACAGCGCATGCGCCTGTGCAGGTCGACAAACCAGGTATGCGTTCCGTATTTGCGCAGAAGCATCTCTCTATCAACCGACCCGATGTGCCCGCACTGGCAACAGAACCCGTATAGCTCGTACCATTTGAACAGGTCCATGATCCGGGTCGATACCGGCATTTCGGTCAGGTAAGGTGGACGCGGTTTCATCGGTCAAAGTACGTCTCCCACGGCCTGGATTTCTTGTCCGTTGGGTCATAAGGAACGCCGCCGTATAGCTGGATGAACTCTTGTTGGCCTTCGTTGGTCGGAAATTTCACAATCGAGAAGTAACGGCCTTTATGATTTACGCAGCCATGCAGGCGATAAGCGCCGAGCCGATGTTCATCTGCAATCACTTCCAAAAGCCTTATGCGCAGCTCATCAGTCAAGAAAAGCACGACCTGAAACGGATATTGCTTATTGATGAGCGTCTTTGGCGGTTCGCCACGTGATCTGCCGCTCATTTCACGAACACCGTCGGCTTCCAGCCTCGCGCAAAGCCCATCGACATAGCCAGACTGGCATATTCGATCTCTTTGACGAGAAAATCCCGATCCTTCAGAAGCGTCTCGATCGCAGCCCGCGCATCGCCTTTGTGGTAGGCGAGAACCATTTCAATTTCGTCTTCGTATTCATTTTCCTGCGCAACCGCACTCAT